CGGAGCTATTACACAAATAATATATTATGGTACAGCGGCCTTCGCTGCCAATGGTCTTACTTTTTCTAATTTAGATAGTGCTACTTTTGTAGGATACGGATTAGGGGCAACGTTTAATGTCACTGTGGTTCCAGGGCGTCAAACAGTATTTGATGGCAACAGCTTACAGTTCAATATTCCAACTGACTTAAATACCAATACTGACGCTTATGACAAATATTTAATTTTCCCAAGACGAAACATATTAAGCGTACCAGAAACCAACATAGCATTGTGGCTGAATAATCAATCACGCGCCATAGTTTGGTTAAATAATTCCAATATTGGAATCCCCTGGACTTCTAATTAACCTATAAATATACTAAAGAGATAAAAATGACCGTACCTTATAGTTTTGCCAATTCAACCACAAGCTTACAGCTAAGTGAGCTAGATGCCAATTTTGAAGCTGTCCAGCTTAATGTCGCAACGGCTAATACGGTTGTATCAAACATACAAGCTAACATCACTAGAGTAGGAAATCTCAGTAGTTTAACAGTAGTTGGAAATACTTACGCAAATATAGTGTTTGCCAGCACAGCGTCAATATCAGGTAATATTACTGTAGGCAACATTAACTCAGGTAATGTATCTGGAAATTATATTCTGGGTAACGGATATTTTCTTAGTGGCATATCGGGCGGCGGATACAGTTATAGTAACTCCAATGTCGCTAGTTATCTACAAGTATTAACCAGTAATGTGTCTACAGCAGGTAATGTCGCTGCCAGCTATTTTATAGGCAACGGTAGTCAGCTGAGTGGAGTTACTAAAAATTACAGTAACTCTAACGTGAGAAGTTACCTTCAAGTATTAACCAGTAACGTGTCTACAGCAGGCAATGTATTTGGCAGTTATATTTTAGGCAATGGGTACTATCTTAGCGGTATAACTGGCGGTGTTAACAACTACAGCAACAGTAATGTCACTAGTTATCTACAAAGTTTTACTGGCAATGTTTCTACTACTGGTAACATATCAGGCAGTGTGTTTTTTGGAAATGGCAGTCAACTAACCGGATTGCCAGCGGCTTATGGAAATGCCAACGTTTCTGCGTATCTACCAACTTATTCGGGCAATTTGTCGGCTAATAATATCAGTGTGTCGGGAAATGTAACGGCAGTAAATTTATCTGGACCCATATTTGCCACATATTCTGCGGCAAACAGCTCATTGACTAATCAAACAACAACAGTGCTAAAATATAATGGTATACTTGCTGATGACGGCAATTACTACAATTTTTCAAACGGGCAATTTACACCTCAAGTTCCTGGGTGGTATCAAGTAAATGCCAGTATGCTACCTCAATACGTATCAGGAACAGAAGAAATAGCAGCCGCATTAATACTAAACAAAAATGGTAGTGCTGTAGCGTCGGGACCACAAACTGTTTTGACATCTACTTGGGGAACAGTAACAAACAGCAGTGTCAGCACTTTAGTATATCTTAATGGCACTACTGATTATCTTCAAATATTGGCGGCGGTGTATTCTAATACAGGAGTTTGGCAGATAGGCGCATCAACAGGATGTTTTTTCCAAGCGGCTTGGATACGCGGATCATAAGATTTAATTCAGCTATTAAATTAGCTAAATATTAACATAACTAGGAATAAAAATGACGTCATTAATCAATCCAAATAATATAAATGGGGCTTATCCAGTCGCTGGACAAGATAACAATTCGCAGGGGTTTAGAGATAACTTTACTAATACCAGCACAAATTTTCAATATGCCGCAGATGAAATTACAGATTTGCAAAATAAAGTAATAGTCAATGCCCAATTATCCGGCGGAGCCGCTTTGTCTACTCAGAATAACATGAACAACGGTCCGTTGATCAATGCTTTATTCAGTGATTTTGCTACTCCGGCAGTGGCTTTGGGAATGCTCACTGGATCGGTAAATATAAATTACGCTTCAGGGCACTATCAAACCTTAACTTTGGGCGGACCAGTTACACTGGGATTTAGCAATTGGCCCATTGCCGGACAATATGGAGCAGTAGAAGTACAATTTACCATAACTGATCCAAGTACACAGCATATCACATTTCCCGCTGCAGTCAGTGTAAACCAGCAGATAGTAGGGTGGAATAGTTCTAATAATACATTATATTTTTCCAGTCCTGTTGTTGTTAAGTTTTCATTTGGTTCATCAGATAATGGAACTACCATTACAATCAGCGGCAATAATAAACTTCTTACCCCTTTCAACGCCAGCAACGAAACAGTAAGTACTAGTACTGCGTTAAGTTTATCTTATACAACAAGCTATATAAACACTTCGGGCGGAGCTATTGCAACCACTTTGGCATCGGGAGTTATAGGACAAATTAAAGTTTTGGCCATGACTAATTTTGTAGGAACAATGACTTGCCAAGTTGCGTCGGCATCTTGGCAATCAGGTGCGTCGGGGAATATTATTTTATCAAACCATGGTCAAGCATGTACTTTACTAATGTCAAATGGCAGTTGGATATGTATTGGCAACAACAGTGCCATTTTTAATTGACATTTTAAAATAAATTCTATATAATATACTATATGGAACATCCTTTAATTGGCAATATAAACAATCTAGAAGCTGAAGAACTCAGCTCTGTAGTTACACAACTCAATAAAAAATTAGCAATAGCCTATAGAATTGGCAATCATGATCTCTGTAATCAATTGAGAATGGCCATCGAAAGTTATCAAAACAAATATCAGGAAAAACTTAAGAAAAATCAAAAGGATACTGGATATGACGGAATGATAGACGTATCATAATGAATGTTAGACTAATATATCCAATCACTTTTAACGCAGGAGTTTATTTTCATAATCAATTGATAATGAACAACTACACTGCCAAGATTTTTATGATGACAAACAGCGAAAGTTCGTACATTACCAACATGGCGTTTGATCGTATCAAACACTTTATCTATAATGAAATTGATAGTTGTGTTTTTATTGCCGAAGACGATGTAGAACAAGCCAAAAAATTTATTGCCGCCGGCATAAATATCACCACACTGCCGTCTGAACCCGCTGATCAATTGATAGGCATTATGTTATTTTATAAATTATCAGCTATAACTGAAAACAAAATGTTAATAGGTGAAATTGAAATTAGCAGTCAGCTGGGCGACGGTATGATATACATACACAGCGAGCAAGAAAACATGAGTGACTTAATCGTTCCTGACTGGTGGCGTACATCTGACCTTACACATGCCGATCCTCAGTTGACTAATTCCGAAAAGATTGTTAAAATAACACAAAATAGTGTTTGGCGTGAGTTAGAATTGAATTGGGATAACCAAACGTCCAACACGGCCACAGAGTCAGGAAATACTGTGGTATTCGCTGATTTCAAAAGAACTGATGAGACAAAATAAATTTGGTGAAATGATTTTTAATGAAGATGATGTCTGCGACATTCTCATGAAAGGTCATGATGTTGACGTATTAAAAAACGTGTTAGTAGATGACTCGGTTAAAATCGAAGAAGCAGTCAAATTACTGGGACCTTTGCCGTTTTTCGTCAGCCAAACAAATGACGATACTGAGATAGCTGATTGGGATCGTAACAATCAAAAAAATTGGCACATGCCTCAACAGTATCGAGATTTGGACATAGCTCAGTATGTATTGGATCTGTGTGGCGATGATGAAGTAGAACTGCAGCGTGTAGGCGAAGAATTGCTATTGTACCAAGAACGAAATTTATTTGATTTATTGCGTTATTTAAAATATCTAGTAGATACAATGCGTGATAATCAATTAATATGGGGTGTTGGGCGAGGTAGTAGTGTGGCTAGTTTTATTTTGTATAAACTGGGCGTACACAGAATCAATAGCATCACGTATAAATTAAGCATTAGTGAATTTTTACGTTAAATACACGTATTAGGAGAAACAAATGACAACTAAAATATATAGAACCGCACGGGGCAAACAAGTTGATATAGGGTCTTTAAGACTACAGAATGAACATGTACGTGCTGTGGGAAATATGGGAGTTAACGCTCGCGGTGACCGGATAGACAGTCAAGGAAATGTTATAGATCCTATCAACAAACAGACTCAACGACGAATCAATAAACAAACAAACGTGTCGGGAGGTCCTGTACACTCAAGCTCAAAAGCTATTCAGAGAACTGTAGTAAATCCTGATATAGAAGAAGATCCATTGGGCCCATTAGATTCGATAGATCAACCGGATTTAATTCAGCCCGATCCAGTACAGCCCGCAATAGTACCTACTACGGTGCCCCAAGAAGAACCCGCCAAGGGAGGGTTAGCCGCGGCTATTGCACGTAGTCAAACAGTCAAGCAAGAATTAGAAAAAGCACCAAATACAAAACCACAAAATCTTAGGAAGATATGAAAAAATCTGCATTTGCCCCACATCAAATTAAAGAACTTCGAGTACTTAAAGACAACATTATAATTACAGACATGAACTTTGACGGAAGAAAGCTTCAAAGTGGCATTGTTCTGCTTGGTGACAACGGCAAAGGCTATGGTATACGCCCACGCTGGGGTCGTGTTTATGCTGTAGGACCAGACCAAACAGATGTAAAAGTGGGACAGTGGGTTATGGTAGCACACGGTCGATGGACACGTGGATTGGATATCGAAGATGAAACAGGCGCCAAAACTATACGCAAGATAGATCCTAACGACATACTACTGGTTAGCGACAGTGAAGAATGCCCACAGGACGACACACAAAGTGGGGCAGTTCATGTGGACAAAAAAGTCTAATGGGTTTTATAAAACCCAATCTTTCCCCGGCTTATCAAGCAATCTCTCACAGTTTGGAAGAAATAGCAAGCCCATACAACGACGGTTTTACCGGAAGCTATTGTAAAAGAGATCTTTATCTGTTAAAATGTTATTTAGAAGATGCTTATAAAGCATTGCCGACATTTACAGGAGAAAATGAGTGGGAACAAGAAAGACTGCTGGAAATACTGAAGAATTAACGTGTGAAATATGCCACAGAAGCATTCAAACCAAATGCGATTGGCGGCAAGGTCGCTGTCCCTATCGTCCCAGTTTGTTAGATAATATTTTATCTGACCCTTATAAATCAAGATTTTGGAACTTATTAAATTTCTTTCGTAGAAAATGATAGAACCTCTGCGAGATGATCTCATGGTTCAGCAACAGTTACCAGAAGAAAAAAATAAAGCAAAATTGGCGGCTGTAAAATTAGCAGGATATGATGTAAAACTAATATTAGATAAGGAAGAAGTATATGAATAAATTATGGACAGAATTATATCGGCCGAAAGTAGCTTCAGAATATGTGTTTACAGATGACACACAACGGCAACAAGTATTAAGTTGGATCAAACAGGGATCAATCCCGCACTTGCTACTAAGCGGTAGTCCAGGTACAGGTAAAACTACACTAGCCAAATTGTTAATCAATGAGCTGGGAGTAGATGAATATGACGTATTGTCAGCTAACGGTAGTAAAGATGCTCGTAAAGTTGAATGGGTCGACAAACTGATAGGTTTTTGCCAAACAATGCCATTTGGTAAATTTAAAGTAGTATTGATTGATGAAGCTGACTATATGAATATTAATAGTACACAGCCAGCACTACGTAATCTCATGGAAGACTATAGTGAAAGTGTTAGATTTATATTGACATGTAACTATCCCAACAAAATTATGCCGGCTATACACAGTCGTTGTCAGGGTTTCCATATTGAAAAAACCGACTTAACGGAATTTACTGCTCGTGTTGCTACGATATTAGTCACAGAAAATGTTGAGTTTGATCTAGATACATTAGATACTTATGTGTCGTCTACTTACCCAGACTTGCGTAAATGTCTTAATTTGGTACAGCCTAATAGCATTACTGGTACATTGGCAATTCCAGGAGAGAACGATTCGGCAGTTAAAGATTGGAAACTGGATGCTGTTGCTTTGTTTAAATCTGGAAAAATTAGCGAAGGCCGCAAAATAATTTGTAGTCAAGCCAGTACAGAAGATATGGATTCAATGTTTAGATGGTTCTACGACAACCTAAATCTGTGGAGTCAGGATACTGAAAAACAAGATCAGTGCATTATAGTAATACGCAATGGACTCGTAAATGCTAGTATGGTAGCCGATCTTGAAATCAATGTCTCGGCCACACTCGCCGAATTGTGTCAAATATCCAGCGAGTGACATTTTTTCTTGTGCATTGTATAATTGCCTGAGCCTTTTCCTGTTTTGCCGCAATTACCACAACACCATATTTTTTGTGATGAGTGATTAGTTAAGTCGATAACTTTTGTAGGTAAATTATCTCGAGGATTAATTAAATGGCAATTATTTCCGTGGTATTTTGTGTAATTTCCGGCACCTCGACCCGAAACACCACAATGTTCGCAAGTCCATACTTTTTGTGATGAATGCCTATTAGATAATAATTGGTCATAGCACGGATTATTATCTCCGAACCAAGTATGTGACCCATTTTTAGATCTAATCTTCATTGGATGGTTTAGATTATTATGACAGTGGTGTGTGCCATTAGCAATCCTGTCAGTTTGTAAATTAGTGCCATCAGGTCTAGTCTGCCAAGGATGCGTGCCATTCTTGACTCGTGCCTTTTGTGTTTGGCTAGAAATATAAGATAATTCGCTAGGAGATAACGATAGTTTTCTAGATATTAATAAACAAGCACCATAATCTTTTTGTTTATAATGTAAATCATAATGATCTTGTATTGATAAAGCTACTAGATTTAATGGATCATTGTTTGATCGATTACCGTCTATATGATGAATATCGTATGTTCGGCCATTAGGTTCATATGGTATCGGCCCTATATGATTTTCATAGATTTTACGATAGATGTCAGTGCCACAATAAGTACACATAGCTGATTGTTCCTTTCTCGAACATTAGGGTAGTTGGGTATTCCAGTACCGCGAACTACACCTATATTTAGTTTATCTAAATAACTTGATTTTGTTTTTAATTTGTGTATAATAGTTATTAAACAAGGAGAACATCATTCGCTACTTATTATTAACCTACTATACCAAAGCTGACGGCAAAATTGACGAAGTAATGGCTGTATCTACAAAAGTACGCCCAAAAGATTGGCAAACGGTTAACGTGATACTAGACTTCAAGGAATGTAAAGTTCTTAAATCTACTGTTGGTCAAGTTACTGCTACAAAAGAGTGGGATCGCATAGTTAGCTATTACTATGAACACTATACAGCTACAATTGAACGTATGTTCCAAGAAAATGGACATCCTATCAGCATTAAATCAGATACAGATGTAGCCCAAACGTAGTTGGATTCTAACTAATTGAGAATAAAATGAAAGATAAAATAATTTTGTCAGATGTAGATGGTGTTTTACTAGGGTGGGAATATGCTTTTGATATATATTTAAACCAGCATGGTTTTAACAAAGTCGAAGGCGGCGAATACAAATACGATATAGGAAAAAAATATGGTATTGATTATGAACAAGGACAGAAATTAATCAAATTATTCAATGAAAGTGCGGCAATTGGATTTTTGCCAGCGTTAAGAGATAGTATGTATTATGTTAAAAAATTAAACGAAAAACATGGATATAAATTCCATGTTATTACTAGTTTAAGCAAAAACAAAAATGCACAAGATTTACGCAAAATGAATCTACGAAAACTATTTGGTAAACAAACTTTTGAAAAATTTATATTCTTGGACACTGGTGCCGACAAAGATGATGCTCTTGAAAAATATCGTGACTCTGGGTGTTGGTGGATTGAAGACAAAACTTTGAATGCCGAAACTGGGTTAGCTGTGGGATTAAACAGTATACTAATGGAGCATGGTCATAACCTTGATTATAACCATCCTAAAATTCCTAAAGTGAAAAACTGGCAAGAAATTTACCAGTTAATCACCTCTCAATCAGAGTAAAGGCGTAGCACACTATCAATAATTTTGTGCCGCTGTATGTCTCGATTGTCTAAATCACATACAGCTATACCCTTTACACCCCCTTCCTTCAATCTTTGGCATAAATCTGCCAGGCCATTGTCGCCTCTGTTACGGTCAGCTTGATCTGTGTCTCCGGTAATTACTATTTTGCTACCTTCGCCAATGCGAGTCATTAACATCTTACATTGGCTTGGAGTGGCATTTTGCATTTCATCAGCAATTACCCAACTATTTCGAAATGTTCTACCTCTCATGAAAGCAAGCGGAGCTATTTCTATCTTGCCATCTTCCATCATGGCTGTGATATCTTGTTGACGATAATACTCGCGTAGTATGTCAGTTAACGGGCGCACCCAAGGATCCATTTTTTGATTTAGATCTCCGGGCAAAAAGCCATGTTTTTCTTCTGCTACTTCTACTGCTGGACGTGTTAATACTATACGTTCTACATCTCCTTCTCTAAATGCTTTTACAGCAGCCAACATGGTTAGATAAGTTTTTCCTGATCCTGCTGGTCCTGTAGTTACCACTATATGTTGATCGAAACTTTGTAAAGCCAATACCAAACGCTCTTGATTTTTGGTTCGAGGAACGAGATCAATAGGACGTTGCTTTATGGGTTTTACTTGTTCAAAGTTTATAGTGTTTTCTTGGTATGTCATTTGACGTTTCTGTGATTTTAAAGCTCGATTTCTACTCAAGTGTGACTCCATTTGTAGTTAAGATGTGTTTGATAGCACCCTGCCATCCCAAGTATTTAAACTATATAAATTATTCATTTAATGTGCTTACATAATGAAGGTTAAAACAGATAAGTATTAAGCTACACTGAACATTCTACATTCTCTGCACATATTCCATAATAAGCTAAATACTAAACTATGGCAAATAAACCTTTTGACAGCGACTTATTCAAAGATCATGCCGACTACTGGCAAGTCGCTGAAAACATTAAAAACCTTTATCTAAGCGAAGGTAGCTTGTTGACTCTTTTGGATTTTGAGAGAGTATTAGATGAACTAGATGTTTATGCGTTCAAGAATTGGATCATAGGTGAATTAGTTCAAGGTCCTACAGTGAGCAAGTATAAAGTATCTTGTGTGTTTCTCTGGCCGGAAAAATTGATGCCTGATCCCAGAGGGGCCCGTAGACTTTTGCCTTTTGACTGCGACGTAAAATTCAAAAGAACCAACATGAAGTTGCCCATAAAGATAGAAGATCCGTCAGACTATCGTCCTGGAACTAAAGTAGCCAAGATTATAGAAAAGAAAATATGGTTAGTGGAAATAACCATGCCTAAAACTCTGTTAAGCGATATAAGAACAGGCAGTATTGAACTGGAAAATCAAGAGATAGACTTAAAAGATTTAGATACCGCTTATCAAGAAGATTTAGATAGACAACAATCACACCCTAATAACAATGAACAACAACCATCTATACAAACCATTCCCCAATTCTAATCTCCCAGTCTTTGAGAGTTTAAATTACAAGGACATGGAGGGCTTGATAAAGCCTGAAATACATGTTGACGAGTTCACTAGTAAAATGGGCGACGATGACGACATAATTGTTGTGAGTTTTTATGTACGTAATCCACAAGCTGCCAAAGATCTCATGGTTTGGTTTGAAAAAGGATATGATTTTGTTATAGACGCAGATCGCAGTCCCGGAGAGATAAAACCCAATCGTTACTTGGTTTATGTAGAAATACGCAGACGCAGCACAGCAGGAGCTCATGTAGAGCAGTTATTAAATGATCTTTCTACTCTCACAGAGTTTGAACTAAAAGATTGGCATATGAAGTACAATGAAAAACACGTGCCATTTAGTCAAGAAGAATTTGAACGCATCGTTCCCTTATCTCCCAAAAAGTATCGTGAAACACATGACGGAGAATTGAACGAAATGCGTGTAGCTGCCGGGATACCAACAAAACCCGTATACGAGCGTGACAACGCAATTATCAGTTTGCAGGCTGCCGCCGGTCTCATTTAGCATTGACTTTGTTTACTGTCTAATATATAATATATTTTTAGGCACATCATGGCGGAAACACATTCTAGAAGTTTTTTCAAAGCTGTCAGCTGGAGACTAACAGGAAGTTTGGATACATTTTTGATCAGTTGGGTAATTACTGATCACTTAGCCATGGCTGGTAGTATAGCATCCATTGAAATAGTCACTAAGATTGCTTACTACTGGTTACACGAACGAATCTGGGATAGAATAAAATGGGGCAAGAAAATGTCTAAAAGAATATTGATCATGGGATTGCCCGGGTCAGGAAAAACTACTCTAGCCCAAAGTTTAATAAAAGAATTACAATCAAAAAACAAAACTGTAGCTTGGATCAACGCCGATGAAGTACGTAAAAACAACGATGATTGGGATTTTTCAGAAGAAGGGCGCATAAGACAAAGCATTCGTATGCGTACATTAGCTGACGAGTTTGAAACTGATTATGTTGTGGCTGATTTTGTGGCGCCGTTGCCTAAAATGCGTGATAATTTTGCGGCTGATTATACCATTTGGGTAGATACTATAGAATCAGGTAGATTTGAAGATACCAATAAAATGTTTATTACTCCTGACAAATTTGATTTTAGAGTGATTACCCAAGATTCTGACCCTTGGGCTAAATTTATATGCTCTAATCTATAGCAATAAAACTTACATAATCTTGGAATAAATACTGGTACACTTTCAAAAGGTACCAAAGATGCAGATTACTCAAGAACAATTAAATCAAATACTACACGGCAATGCTTATGTAGAAGATTGGTGCGACGCACTAAACAAGATATTTCCAGACTATAACATCAACACCCCGCGCCGCGCGGCAGGATTTATAGGACAAACTTATGTAGAATCCATGGGATATACAGCATTACATGAAAATTTAAACTATCAAGCAGCCAGTTTATGTCGTGTTTGGCCTAGATTATTTCCCAATATGGATATTGCCAATCAATACGCACATCAGCCAGAAAAAATAGCCAATCGTGCTTATAGTAGTCGTATGGGTAATGGTGACGAGGCTTCAGGCGATGGTTGGAAATATTGCGGTCGAGGATTGATACAAATAACAGGACATGATAATTATCAGTCATTTGCGGATAGTTTACAAATGAATATCGATGATGTTCCCGAGTACTTGACCACATTTGAAGGAGCTGTACAAAGTGCCTGCTGGTTTTGGGAAAACAACAATTTAAATCAATTTTGCGATGCTTGGGATCTAAAGACATTAAGCGTTAGAATCAACGGCGGAACACTGGGATTAGATGAACGCGAACAACATTGTAACTTCGCATTGCAAGTATTAGGAGCCTAATGTTTAGTTTTGTGGTCAATCATCTATTGGGACATATTCCAGTTTGGATATGGCCTTTCACGGCAGGAGCTGGCTGTGGCGCATACATTATTGCCGGTATACTTCAAAATTTCCCCAATTTCAAACCTTGGATGATATTTATAAGACCTATTTGTATATTAGTAACTGTACTGGGTATTTTTATGTACGGTGGGGCCGGGGTGGTTGCCATTTACCAAGCACAAATATTAGCCAAAGAAAATGAAATAAAAGTGGCACAGCAAGCTAGCGATGATGCCAATATTGCTTTGGGAATCGTAATGAGTGGGCAAAAAACTATTGTGATTCAGAATAAAACTGAAATATCAAAACGTATAAAAAAAGTACAACAACAGATAGATAAAGATTGTAGTATTATAGATGCCGAAGCTTGGGAATTGTACAACGATGCCGTTTATAATCGGGTGACCAAATGAAAAGATTAATGTTTGTTTGTTTGTATCTGTTATCAAGCTGTGCTAGTCAAGAGCCCATAGTTCAACCATCTTGGCCATCTGCTCCGTCGGCACTGTTTGAACCTGCGGAAAAACTAAAACCATTAGGCGACGATCAACATCGGTTAAGTGACCTAATTGAAAATGCCAACATCAATTATTCCCAATATTATCTACTGAAGGAAAAATATGAAGCTTGGCAAAATTGGTACGACACACAAAAGAAAATATGGAACGGAATAAAATGAAAAAACTGATTGTATTGTTGGCTATGTTAATCACAGGATGTTCCACTATTAAGGACAGTTATCTCATGACCAAATTTGACGCCAATGAGTATCAACTGATTACCCAAATAAGAATAGATTCCAGATACAGTATAAATGATTGTGATAATTTTTTTGCCGCTAAAAACGATGCCGCAGTAGTGGCCAAAGAAACTGAGCTGTTCGCATTGTACAGCGAACATTTGCCGCATAACGGTGATAGTTACAAAGCCGCACAGGCATTAAACGAAATAGCACAGGGGTTA